TTTCTGATGAGGCATATACTGCTTCTGGTACATTAGAAACAATACAAGAAGAAATTCTTTCTATTAGAAATGCAAGGATTGAACAAAAACAAGAATTCCAAGAAAAACATGTTAATGAGTCTTTAGGAACTCAACTTGTTGGTAGCACAAATTCTGTTAACAGTCAGGAAGACATATATGTTGGATGGTATGATCCTCTTGCACAGTCTTTCTTAATCGATGAAGCAAGTGGTGTATTTGTTACCAAGTGTGATGTATTCTTCAAGACCAAGGATGATATGGATATTCCTTGCGTATTCCAGATTAGGAGTATGAAGAATGGATTACCAACACAAAATATTTTACCATTCTCTGAAATTGTAATAGAACCAAATGATATTAATGTTTCTGGTGATGGGTCAGTTGCTACAACTATTGAATTTAAAGCACCCATTTTCCTTGAAGGTAATGGTACTGAATATGCTATTGCTTTAGCATCTAACTCAACCAAATACAGTGTCTTTATATCACGAATAGGTGAGACTGATCTCTTAACTGATACTTATATTTCCAACCAACCATATTTGGGTTCCTTATTCAAGTCTCAAAATGCTTCTACTTGGGAACCAAGTCAGTGGGAAGATCTTAAGTTTACATTATACAGAGCAGACTTTATTAATTCAGGATCTGTAGAATTCTATAGTCCAGAATTAAAAGAAGGAAATGCACAGATTCCTACTTTGATGCCAGATTCTTTGATTCTAAAATCAAGAAAAATTAGAGTTGGACTTGGAACAACACTAGCAGATACTGGATATTCTCAAGGTAACACATTCTTCCAAGGAAAAACAAATGCTACTGGTAATTTAGTTGGCACTGCTGGAACTGCATCTGCTACTTTAGGTATTGCTAATGCTGGTATTGGATATACTCCTCTTGATGGAAATCTTCAATACGATAACGTTGATTTAGTAACTCTTACTGGTAATGGAAGTGGGGCAAAAGCAAAAATAAGTATTACTGATGGAGTTGCAATTGCTGCTACTATAAGTAACGCAGGTGGTCGTGGTTATCAAGTTGGTGATGTAGTTGGAGTAACTACCATAGGAATTGCTTCAGTGGGTCAAGATTTAAGACTAACTGTTCAAGCGATTGGTCAGGTTGATGAATTGATTCTTGATAATGTTCAAGGAGCATGGTTAACCAATTCTTCTGGAATACACACAGTTTTCTATACTAATAATGCTGGTGTATCAACTGAATTAAATTCTGGAAAACCAGCTGGTCAAGGTGGTGATGTTCAAACAACCACTATTACTGAAGATCAAGATGGAACTCACATTCAAGTGAATCATAAGAATCATGGAATGTACTTTACAGATAACGTGGTTAAGATTTCTGGAGTTATGCCAGATTCTAAACCAACAAAATTGACTGCTGCATATGATGCTTCATCAACTGCAAGTATATCTGTTGCTTCTGCTTCCACATTTACAACCTTTGAGGGTGTAGGTGTTGGTACAACAAATACGGGATATCTTCAAATTGGTAATGAGATAATTCAATATAATACAGTTAGTGGTAATACCATTGGTGGTAGTCTTATTGAAAGAGGACCTAATCCAGTTAGTTACCCTGTTGGAACTCCAGTTTATAAGTATGAACTTGGTGGAATCAACTTAAAGAGAATTAATAAAACACACGGGTTATCAACTACAACTTCTTCTGATGTTGAGGGATCAATTACATTTGACTCTTACAATATTAAGTTGGATATGTCAGAGAAGTTCTATAGTGGTAATGATGATAGAAGTGTTGATACTGGAAATGGTAAACTTTATATCAATCAGACAAAATCTTCTGGTGGATTGAATATTAAGGCAACCCAAAATATGCCTTATGAGATAATTACACCTATCGTTCATAACTTAACTGTTGCTGGAACAACACTCAATGCTGAAATGAGATCCATTACAAGTAAGAGTTTGAGTGGTAATGAAATACCATTCATTGATAATGGGTTTGAAACTGTTGTTGTTAATGAAGCAAATTATCTTAACACTGCAAGAATGATTGCATCCAAGGTTAATGAGGATAAGAAGTTAAATCAAATTCCTGGTAATAAATCTCTTAATATGAGACTTCTATTAAACACAATGGATTCTCATGTATCACCAGTTATTGATGGTCAAAGAACATCAATCATCCTTACATCAAATAGGGTAAATGATGTTATTAAAGACTATGCGACTGATGATAGAGTTTCTACTCTTGGTGCTGATCCAACTGCTTGCCGATACATTTCTAAAGAAATTCAACTAGAAAATTCAGCAACTTCATTAAAACTTCTTTTAAGTGCTCATATTAATGAAGATTGTGATATTAGAGCATTCTATGCTATTAGTAATAATGAAGGATTTAAACCAGTGTTTGTACCATTCCCTGGATATAATAATCTAAATTCAAGGGGTCAGGTAATTTCACCTGAAAAGAGTGATGGTAGTTCTGATGGATTTATTAAGAAGTCAAATACTTTTGGATTTACTTCCAATGCTATTGAATTTAATGAATACACATTCACTGCAGACGAGTTACCTGCATTTAGATCATACAGAGTTAAATTTGTATTGACTTCTAAAAATCAGGTTTATGTTCCAAGAGTAAAAGAATTGAGAGTTATTGCACTTGCCTGATATGTATAAACTTGAAGGACATTCGGATCTTGCAAGAGATCCTAAAACAAACTCAATACTTAATGTTAATACAACTGACTATGAGCAATATATTGCTAGACGTTCAGTTAAAAATGAAGAAATTGAAAAATCACAAAATGTTGAACAAGAACTTGCAGATTTAAAAAGTGAAATGAATGAAATCAAATCCCTTCTCAAGGAGTTAGTAAATGGCAACTAAAACAGTAACATTTGATCCTGATTCAGGAGTTCCTTTTGGAGTGAATCTGGTAGTTTATGGTGGTTCCAATTCTGTAACCAACTTAAATGTTGTTGATGTTAATAATAATAATTATGATTTTTCTAATGGTATAACAGGATCAGGAGCAACTACTAATTGGAGTGGTAGTGGTCAAATATCCAAGAGTGTTGGTACTGGAGCAAGTTCATATGCAAATGCAACATTTACTGTTGGGTTTACAAGTGCATATGATGGAAAAGTAAAATTATCTTTAGGTTCAACAGCAACTGCAGCACTAGATCAGGGTAGATATATGTTTGATGTTAATGTTGATTCTGGGTCTACAGTATTCAAACTTGTTAACGGAAATGTATATGTCTATTCAGGCATATCTTCTGCACCATAAATATCTGTGGGGTAATATATCTTAAATGGCAAAACCAGCAAGTAAAACTGAATTAAAACAATATTGTTTGAGGCAATTAGGTGCTCCTGTATTGGAGATAAATGTTGCTGATGAACAGATTGATGACTTGATGGATGATGCTCTCCAGTATTTTCAGGAGAGACATTTTGATGGTGTTGAGAGGATGTATTTAAAGCATCAATTGACACAGGATGAAGTTGATAGAGGTCAAGCATCCAATGAAGCTGATAGTACAAATACAGTTGGTATTGTAACAACATCAGCAACGTCTACTAACATATCTGGTTATGGAACAACTGTTACTAATTGGTATGAGAATTCTAATTTTTTACAAGTTCCAGATTCTGTAATTGGAATTGAAAAGGTTTTTAAGTTTGATAGTAGCACAATATCAACTGGAATGTTTAGTATTAAATATCAATTGTTTTTGAATGATTTGTATCAATTCAGTTCTCTTGATCTTTTACAATATGCAATGACAAAAACTTATCTAGAAGATATAGATCGTTTATTAACCACAGACAAACAGATAAGATTTAATCAAAGACAAGATAGATTATATTTGGATATTGATTGGAGTGCTGAAGATAAAGATAATTGGTTAGTTATTGAATGCTTTAGAATTGTAGATCCAAATTCATTTACTGGAATTTATAATGATTCATTCTTAAAGAGATATTTAACTGCTCTTATTAAAAGACAGTGGGGACAAAATTTAATTAAATTTACTGGAGTAAAATTACCTGGTGGAATTGAATTAAACGGAAGACAAATCTATGATGACGCTCAAGTTGAACTTGATAAGATTCAGGAAATGATGTCCAATACTTATGAACTTCCTCCATTTGATATGATAGGTTAATACTATGGTGCTTAACCCTTATTTTACTCAAGGAACTTCTTCAGAACAAAATCTTGTTCAAGATTTAATCAACGAACAGTTGAGAACATACGGTGTTGAAATATTTTATTTACCAAGAAAGTATGTAGATGAAAAAACTGTTATAAGGGAAGTTGTTCAATCCAAATTTGATCTTGCATTACCTTTAGAGGCATATGTAGATAATTATGATGAGTATTCTGGTGCTGGTAATTTATTAACCAAGTTTGGAATTCAATCTCAAGATGAAGTTAGATTAGTCATTTCAAGAGAAAGATTTGAAAATTATATCTCACCTTTAATAGAAGATCAGTCTAATATTAAACTTTCTACAAGACCCAAAACTGGAGACTTGGTATGGTTCCCACTTGATGATCGTCTTTATGAAATAAAAGATATTGAGTACGCAAAACCATATTATCAGTTACAAGATTTATATACATATGAACTTACTTGTGAACTATTCAGAATTGAGGATGAAGTCATTGCCACTGGTGTTGATGATATTGATGATAATTTAGTTGGTGATGATGTTGGTGACGGTCTAACTGAAGATGGTATCAGTACAATACAAGGAATAACACAGACTCTAACTCTAATAGGTACAGGGTCTACTGCAACTGCAATAACAGGTATTGTAACTTCTGGTGCTATTAGATATATCACCATAGGTGATAGAGGTGGTGGATATTTAACACCTCCAACTGTTGCCATATCTTCTGCACCTTCTGGAGGAACGACTGGTATTGCAACTGTTAGAATGATTGGTGGAATTAATGTATGTAACTTAAATGCAAACCCAAGTGCTCAATCAGTTCAGCATGTTGATTTATCTAATGCTGGTGCTGGATATACTGTAGCACCGAAAATTGCCTTTATCAGTGCTACTGGTACAGGTGCTACTGCTGTAAGTACTATTGGTGATGGAACTATTGGTATAGTTACTGTTTCATCAGGTGGTGGTGGATATACAACATCTCCAACGATCACCTTTACTAATGAAGTATTCAAATCAGGTGTTACTACAGTTTCTGCTGCTGCTACCGCAGTCGTAAGTTCTTCTGGAGAAATCACTGCTATTAATATAACTAACTCTGGTTTAGGATACAGCACTGCACCTACAATTAGTATTTCTGATCCTGGTGCAAGTGGAACTGGTGAATTTGCATTCAATGAGATAATAACTGGTGGTACAAGTGGAACCACTGCAAGAGTAAGAGTTTGGAACTCCAGCACAAATGTTCTAGAGGTTGCTTCTGTTGTTGGTACGTTTGTTACTGGTGAGACTTTAACTGGAGGAACATCAAGTGCTACTCATGTTATAAGACTTATTAGTACTGAACCAGACAATGACGAATATGCAGATAATTTAAATATTGAAAACGAGGCAGATGATATTTTAGACTTCACTGAACGGAATCCATTCGGTATTCCCTAAATAATAGTTAACCCCTATAAAATAAAATGTTTGAGTATTTTTACAACGAGATCTTTAGGAGAACGATAATCTCCTTCGGAACCTTGTTTAATAACATTTCTATTAAGCAAGATGGTGGATCTGTGAAGGTTCCATTGGCATATGGACCTACCCAAAAGTTCTTGGCACGAATTGAGCAATCACCAGATTTAAACAAACCATTTGCCATCACTTTACCAAGGATGTCATTTGAGTTTACGGGTTTAACTTATGATTCTTCAAGAAAAGTTACTACTACTCAACAATTTACTGTAAAGGATCCTAATTCAGAATCTGATACTAAAAAGGCATATATGCCTGTTCCATATAATATGCAATTTGAACTTGCTATTATGTGTAAGTTAAATGATGATGCACTTCAAATTGTAGAACAAATATTACCATATTTTCAACCATCATATAACCTCACAGTTAATTTAGTTTCAGCATT